GAGTGTCTGGTTGTCTTCTCCGATCGCTGTATCGATTTCTGGTGGCAGAGTGGCGGTGTACAGGAACCGGTCGACCCGCGCCAGCATGACTTATCTGATGCTTTCGCTTTTGTGGGGCCGATGTCGCAGCCGAATGTGATCGGCAACATCAGCACGACCACGCTCCAGATGCGCACCGATGACGGACTGGCTTACATCGAACTAGACCCAAACAGCCATGCGATTAACCTTGTCGCACCGGGCGGAATGAACGTCACTACCCCACTGGCAAAATTCAGCCAGGCAGTAACCATCACCGGCCTTCTGACGTGGGCGGGCGGAATGGTGGGCAGCATCGTCGCCGGAACGGCCGCAAAAATTACTGGCGCTATCGAGTTTATCGGCACGCTTAAATCTAATGGCAAAGACATCAGCGACCAGCACACGCATAACGGCGTACAAACTGGCAGCGGCAATTCCGGCAAGGTGAACTGATGCGATACAGACGCGAAGATGACGATGGTGATTACACCTTCGGGCAAGGTGATGACACCTGGCTTATTAACTCTCCCGAGGCGGTGGCTCAGGCAGTTAAAACACGATTCCTGCTCTGGTACGGGCAGTGGTTCCTCGATACGACCGAAGGTACGCCGTGGATTCAGTCGGTGCTGGGCAAGCAGAAACCGGAAACATACAACCTTGCCATACGCCAGCGCATCCTTGAGACGCAGGGTGTTAACTCGATTCAGTCATTTGATACCAACCTAAACACCTCTTCACGCCGGGTAGTGTTCACGGCGAAAATCGACACCATCTACGGAACGACGACCGTCACAAGCGAGGCATAATGGCTCTTGATCTCGACACGCTGGGGCTCTCCGCTACGGTGACCGCCTCAGGGATTAGTGCGCCTGATTACCAGACGATACTCACATCCATCACCAGTTATTTTCAGCAGATATATGGCACCGATGCCTACCTCGACCCGGACAGCAAGGATGGACAGATGGTGGCATTGGTGGCGTTGGCTATCCACGATGCCAATAACACTGCGATTCAGGTCTATAACTCATTTTCACCCTCAACCGGTATGGCTGATGCCCTGACGCGCAACGTCAAAATTAACGGCATCTCGCGTAAGTCCGCGACCAATTCAACGGTTGACGTGACGCTGACCGGCACCGCTGGAACCACGATTACCAATGGCTCCGTCAAAGACGCCAACGGCATCATCTGGAACCTGCCTGCGAGCGTCACCATTGGCACTGGTGGATCGGTCATTGCTACGGCCACATGCGCCTCATCCGGCGCTGTAGCGGCAGTGATTGGCTCGGTGAACCAAATCAACACGCCAATGCGGGGATGGACATCGGTCACGAACTCCAGTGCAGCAACTGTTGGTACCGCTGTCGAAAAGGATTCAGATTTGCGCACCCGTCAGGGACAGAGCGTGGCGCTGCCATCTCTGACACCGTTCGATGCAGTGGATGGCGCGCTGGCAAACATTGTTGGCGTGACGCGACACAAGCTCTATGAAAATGACACCGGCACGGTGGATGCAAATGGTCTGCCAGCACACTCTCTATCGGCAATTGTTGACGGGGGTGATGCCACAGTTATTGCCCAAACTATTCGCGGCAAGAAAGGACAAGGCGTATCAACGTACGGCTCTACATCTGTGACTGTGCCGGACAAGTACGGCAACCCTCACGTCATTAGCTTCTATCGCTCAACCGATGTGCCGATTTACATCGCGCTTTCGCTTAAGGTTTTCACTGGCTACACGACTCAGGTTGGCGAGCAAATTAAGCAGGCGCTCGCCGATTACATCAACAGTCTGGTGATTGGCGATGATGTGCTGCTAAGTCGCGTTTATTCACCTGCAAACCTCGGTGTCGTGAGCGGTGGCAGCGCTAAATATTATGACATCACTTCTTTGCAGATCGGCAAAAGCGCTGGGAGTGTGGCGGCGGCAAACATCGTAATTGCCTTCAATGAGTCAGCTTCATGTAGCACCGCTAATATCGCACTAACGGTGACATCATGAGTAAGTACACCCACCTGATTACGAATTACCACGCCGGAAAGCCAAAGTTTGTTGCTCACGTCGACCTTTCAACGCGGCCGTTAACTGATGTTTCTGCCGCTCTGCAGGGGCTAATCACTGCCTTCGACATTGATGAAGCAATTGGCGTGCAGCTGGATGTTTTAGGCGAATGGATAGGGCGAACGCGCATCGTTAGCCAGCCCATTTCAGGCGTGTATTTCTCGTTTGATACCGATGGACTTGGGTGGGATCAGGGCGTTTGGCAGGGACCTTATGACCCGGATGCAGGCTACACAACCCTGAGTGACGACACCTACCGCATTGTCCTGAAAGCGAAGATAGCGATCAACAACTGGAACGGACAAAACGACACGCTTCCGCCGATTCTGGAGACAGCTCTGGAAGGCTCAGGCCTGAAAATGCAAATCGTCGATAACCAGGACATGACCATCTCGGTTTGGGTTTTCCCAGAAGAAGACATCAGCCAGGTTTCGCTCGAACTGATTGCAGCAATTAAGCAAGGCTACCTCACTGTTAAGGCCGCTGGCGTATGGGCCGGTGACATTCAAACACCCTCAATTGAAACCCCATCAGTCGGAAACCGGTTCTTTGGCTTCGACATGGACAACGAATACATCGCCGGATTTGATGATGGCGCATGGGAGAAAGCACTGTAATGGCTACCAACAATTTTAAATCTTTCGGCATTGGCGCCGGGGCCAATGTAACCAGCCAAGCTGATTATGAGGTGCTTACGGCTCTACTGACCGGCTTCCAGTCAGGAAAAGCATCGTCTGCTCAAATTAACAAAGCGCTGCGCCAATCATCGACGATGGCCTATGTGTTGGCTCAATTCATCTCAGATTCAACATCGGTTGATGTGCTGGACAACGGAGCGCCAGCTACGATTTTGGCAAATCTTAAGGCTGGCCTAACCGCTTTAACCCCGGGGCGACTATTAAATGCCCAGATCTTTGTTAATAACGGGCAATACACCCCAACCCCGGGAACCAAAAAATCATTGTTGAGGCAATTTCTGGTGGTGGCGGGAGTCGCTCTGGATCCACTGCCAGCGGACAAACAGGCGGTTCTACACCGGGTTATCACGGTCAGTATAATAAATCCCGATTTGATATCAGTGCTATTACAACACCGCTTACTGTGACTGTAGGTTCCGGCGGGACTGCGGGCAATTACGGCGGAGCAACATATTTCGGCCCTTACATGTCACTCGACGGCGGAAATCCTTCCGACGGGACATTGTCATCAGCGGGCGCTGGCGTCGCTGGTTCGGCTTATCACCGTACCGGCGCAGTAAATACATCTACGGGCTTCATTCTTTCGTCTTCTCAGGGCGAGACGCTGTCATCTCCAGTAATTCAGGTAACAGCGGGAACGGCTTGCGGATTCTCTGCACCAAATTCCCCGTTCCCGGGAGGGTGGCAAGGTAGAGGTGCTGATGGATACTATGCCTCAGCTGGAACAAGTTACACGGGTAAAACCGGCAATCCAGGTATGGTAATTGTATGGGAGTATTCCTGATGGATGTAAATGATTACGCGGTAATAAATATTGATGGAAAAATTACTAACGTGGTTTTATGGGATGGTGGTTCCGAATGGAATCCGCCAGATGGGTCTACTGCTATAAAAATTAATGGCAGTGGTGCAGGAATAGGCTGGACTTACAATGAAGGTGTTTTCACCCCCCCTCCTACACCCGAAGTTCCGAAGGAAGAACTTATAGCTCAGGCAGAGCAACAAAAGGCCAATCTCATTTCAGAAGCCAGCCAGACGATTTCAATCCTTCAGGATGCCGTTGATCTGGATATGGCGACGGATGATGAGAAGACGCGACTCACTGCCTGGAAAAAGTATCGGGTGCTTCTGAATCGCGTGGATACATCAACGGCACCAGATATAACCTGGCCGGAAAAACCTTAAAAAATGCGCGCATGTGGCGTGGTAGCCAGATGTGCGCGAAATGTGGTTTATTACGGGTAAAATAGGATTGTTTCTTTAACCACTATTACCCGTAATCTTAAATTTATGGTTAATACTTTTCCAGTATTTCTTTAACATTCGTAAAGTAATTATCCACGTACATTTTTTCAATTGATTTAGATATTGAATCTTGCTTCATGCTGGATAATTCCCCGACTTTTTTGATGCAGTTTTTTAAGCCCATTAAATCACCTACGTCATATAAAAATCCGTTTTCATTGTCAATGATTATGTCCGAAGGTCCAACAGGACAGTTAGAGGATATTACAGGGATTCCCCTTGCTATAGCCTCGCAGATGACTAAGCCGAAACCCTCGTAGTTAGAGGCTAAAATAAGGCAGTCGATGTCATTTATGAAATCCCACGGTTTTCTCAGCCATATATCATGAATCTTTACTTGGTTTTGCAACCCAAATCTTTTGATCATGTCAACATAATAGTAAAGACTTTCACCAACTCCGAGAATGTCAAGTGTGTAGTCAGTGAGCCCCTCATTTTTCAACATGTAAAAAGCACGAATAATGTCAGATATTCTCTTTTGTGATTCATCAAGACGGCCAACATAATAAAACTTCTTACCATGCTCACTTCTATTTTTATGTTCAGCTCTTTCAATTGGATTATAAATAGTGTGTATTTTATCTTTCTCAACACCAAGCTCAATAAACTGTGAGGTCATCCCTTCACATAAAGAAAGAATTCCATCTGCAGTTTTTAATAATCGAGATGTTTTACCTGAGAATGTATTAGGTTCTACACGGAAATGCGTCCAATAGATTATTTTAGGCTTTCTCTTAAGTAGTCTTGTTGCGTAGTTTATAGCTCTTAAGAAATTTAGACCCAAACAAATTATGATGTCATAATTTCCATCTTTAACAATTCTTCTGATTTTTTTGACTACCAAAAACCTTGCATAACCTTTCTCGATTGGAATGGTTCTTATCTTTTTATTTTCAAAAAAAGTATGGTCGGGGTTGTTTCCATAGATCAATAAATCGATATGATAATCAGAACCTGAAGCCTCTAAGTTCTTAGACCACGAGTTAAGAACTGATTCAGTACCGCCAGTCCCCAAAAGCTGATAAGAAAATACAAGGATTTTTTTCATTTAATGTTTCCTAATTCCTTAACCTCACCATGCTCAAGCGCAATACATGAATTGCAAACGCTATGAGCCAGTCCTTGGTCATGGGTTGCCATGACTAAAATTCCTGCTTTTGAAACAAAACTATTTAAGCGGTCTTCAGCTTTCTTTTTGAACGAGTCATCTCCAACACTCATCCATTCATCCATGAGTAGAATCTCAGGAACTACGGAGGTTGAAATTGAGAATCCAAGTCGCAAAACCATTCCGCTCGAGTATGTTCTTACAGGTATATTTATAAAGTCGCCGAGTTCACTAAAATCAATGACCTCTTCAACAATATTTTTTATTTCTTTTTTTGAAAGCCCTAAAAAAAGGCCTCTGAGTTTGATATTCTCAATGCCTGTAAGTTCTCCATCCATGCCCATCATTGGATCAATGAGGCTAGTAATTTTACCTACAACTCTAACACTACCACTGGTAGGTTTGTAGGCACCGGCGAGTACTCTCAACATAGTGGTTTTTCCTGATCCATTATGTCCGATTAAAGCCAGTCTATCCCCGTCTTTGAGGTTAAATGAGACATTTTTGAGAGCTTCAACTTCAACAATACCTTTATTGGAGGATCCGATCCTTCCACCTGAGGCTGCGCCAATCACGCTCTTTTTAAAAGAGCGTTGGTTAGAATTGAATATTGGGAATTTCACACCAATGTTTTTGCATTCTATATACATATCAAAGCCAATAAACTATTCTGTTTTTGTATTTGCTCACTAACAAAACAGAAATAAGTGTTGTAATTAAAGTTGCAATTACGGCAACAATCCAAGTGTGCATTTCAGGGATTTCACCCATTATTGGCTTACGTATTAAATCCAAATAGTAAGCGAGCAAATTGTAATCAATGAAAGCTCTTCTTGCTTCAGGCAATTGTTCGGGTGACCAAATTATGGGAGTAACGAAAAATAGAAGAGTAATCACACTCTGAATCACTGGGGACATATCACGATATCTTGTACTAAAGATAGCAAAAATCATCCCAATGCTGATCATCGCGGCGGACGCTATTATTAATGCTGGAAAAGCAAGCAAAATATTTTTATTAACAGCAAACCCGTTGATCATAATAACCACTGGGATTATTATGCAATTGTGTAATAATATTACCAGCTGTCGATAATAGACGCGCAAGACATAAAGGAAAAAGGGCAAGTCGGTTTGCTTTATAATACCTGATGAATCATTAAATATGTTACAAGATTCGTTTATTGTAGAGGATATGAAACCCCACACGATCATACCGAGTGCTAAATGAAGTATGAAGTTCTCGGATTTAGAGCCAAACAAAGAGCCGTATAAAGGGCCCATTGCGGATATAGTTACAGCCATAGAAATGGTTATCCAGAATGGACCAAGCACAGACCGTCTGTACCTGCCCAAAACATCATTCCACCCCAACGAACACCAAAGCTGGTGCTTTCTTAATGCTAAAAGTAAATCGTTCATTTAATGTAAGCAGTATGTTTTAAAGCGAAGGAATTTAGCAGTAGAGCGCAAAAAGATCGATAGCTTTTTTTGTAAGTCTCAATGATTTTGTGGCATTCCCACTATTAGTGTCTCTGGTTTAGTTAGAGAGTACGAGTTCTTAACGTTGGTGATAAATGCAAAAAAAGCCCGCGGATAAGCGGGCCAAACACGATTACCACACAATTGAATATGGGCGTCCACGGCACCGCCCGATGTGAATGTAAGCCATCTGATGACATCACGTCAATAAATCGTTCTGCAAAACTAATTTCATCCCTTTGATCATCCTAAGTTTTTTACTTATCGCACTTTAACGTTCTCAGGTTAAATTACTCAATAAAACCATTTTAAAACATTATGTTACAGTAAATCTAAAAACCTACTGGAACGGTAATAGATGGGTTTAGTAACTTATTGAATTTGAATTGATTTTTTTATTTCTGCAAAATCCCTGCAAAACTCTTCTGCAAAACTAGCCACTAAATAGCCAGTTTCTTCCACCC